ATGATGAGAAAATTTTGGAGAGGGCAAGCACCTGGGTGGTCAATTTTGTTGGCACCGTGCGCCCAGTGGTGACGTACATCTTTGTGCTTGAGCTGTGCGCAATCAATGCTTGGATTGCCTACTACATATACACGCGTCCCAGTTTGGTTACAAACATGGAAGACTTGATTCGGTTGACCGATATTTTGTTCAGCGCCGATGAGATGGCCATGTTGGGGGGAATTATAGGATTTTGGTTCGGAAGTAGAAGCTGGAGCAAGAAGTGAAGTTGAGCAAGGCCGGCGCTGATCTGATGCACCGCTATGAGGGTTGCCGCAACCGTGCCTACCTGTGCCCTGCCCACATCTGGACAATTGGGTTTGGGCATGTGCTCTACCAGGAGCAGATCAGATTGCCCATGGTCAAGACCGAGAAGTACACCGGCACCATTCGCAAAGAATACCCATTGAGAGAGGGAGACAACCGTGTTTGGTCACAAGCAGAGATCGATTCGCTATTCGCACAGGATGTCGCAAGTTTTGAACGCGGTGTTCTACGACTTGCTCCCAATCTGGTTGGTCATCAAGGGGCTTTCGACGCGTGCGTCAGCTTTTCCTTCAATGCCGGACTGGGTAATTTTCAGCGCTCTACCATTCGCATGAAGATTGGCCGCGAAGACTGGGAGGGTGCAGCGCAAGCCTTCATGCAATGGACTAAGGGCGGGGGCCGTGAGCTCCCCGGCCTGGTCAAACGGCGCAAGGCTGAAGTTGCGCTATTCCTGACTGACGAAACTACTGAGCAGCTCCAAGAGCATTGATGCGCTTCTGGTAGTTGGCCGTGTGCCTGATCCGCTTCATGGTATCGATGCGGCCAATGGTTTCCTGGTTGCACTCTTTCAGCTCCTTCAAGATGGTCATGCGCTCGCGGGCTGGTCGCTTGCCTGCCTTGGCGGTCTTCTCAGCCAGCTCTTCGTACGCATCTGCCCAGTCTTCCAGGGTGTCATGCACGCTGTAGGGCTGCTCCTTGCCTGGCACGCGCACAGCAAACCCGATGGGCTCCACCTCGCCCAGGTCATCATCATCACCAGGCACGCGCTCGACCAGAGGCTGCAGCTCAACATGCTCGACCACTTCGACCACCTCGGCCACTTCCGCGACGGGCTCTAAGACCTCTGGCTCAGCTGGCGCTTCCAACTCCACCGGCTTGGCCACCATGTCGAGGGGGTTTGCAGGGGCCTGGCGGGGCGCTGAAGCGCTTTTCTCATCGACAGGGTAGTCATGGGCCTCTTCGGCTGTGATCAAGCCTGTAAGAACGTCAGCAAAGGCATCGCGCAGGGCGAAGCCGCGAGCTCGCATCTGCATCATGCGCTTGGGGTATGCCTGCCATGGGCCTGTCTTGCCCCACAGGCCAGCTCGCTTGGCATCTTCGACAGAGAACTTGAAGATCACGGGCGTGCGTCCCTTGCGCTTGGCAACGCACACAGCCACGGGGTTGGGTGTGCCTTCGTTCTCAAAGTATTCCTCGATGTTCTCGCACGTGGGACTGGCCTGCACCAAAGCCATGAGTGAGTCGCCATACATGCTGGGCTTGCCGTTGATCACCGCAATATTCTGCAGCGCTTGCATGGGTGCCATGCCCATCTCATAACCCCACTGCAAGCAGACCAGGACATCATTGGGTTTACCCTGATATGCCCTGGGCACCATGCTGGAGCTGGCCAGCATCTCGCTGAATTGGATGGCCTCTGTGAGGGTGGTTGGCGCGAAGCCGCGCTGGTTAGTGGTGGTCAGTTGCATTTTTATTTTCCTCAATGATGATCCGTTTCATGGTTGTAAAAATGAGGTCGGCCATGGCATCAATTAATGCCTCGGCCTCCTCTTCGGTGCAGTCTGTGGCATTGAGTATGGCCACAACAGCCTTCTCAAATGCTTGCTCAATGTCTAGTGGTAAATTCAAGTCAGCTCCTTAATGGTGATTGACGATTGGCGAATGCTGTATGCAGCCTTGCCAGGAACTAGGCGCTCAGCCGTGGCTTTGTAGTTTCGCATTGGCCAGCTGATGACGTACTGCCCTGCCCTGCCCTTCTCTGCCTGGCCCAGCTGCGACTTGATCAGCTTCTCTGCTGTTTCGATGTGAGCCTCGGCTGCCCTGATGGCGGCCTTGTTTTCCAAGATGCCCTTGGCCAGGTCGGTCACGCTGCCTGGCAGCTCGATCTCTTCTTTGCTGGCAGCCTGTGGGTAGATGCGGTCGAGCTCTTTGCTGCTGGCCGGTGGATACCAGTCGATCTCAGCGCTGCGGCGGTACTTGTCCAGCTTGTTCTCAAACTGCAGCACGGCCTTGATGATCTCTTTTTGGGTGTCGTAGTGCGGGCCGAACAGGAACACGCGCAGCTCGATGCCTTGGTACAGCACGCACACAGCGCCCCACTTGTGGCCGGTGACCAGCATCTGGCCTTGCAGCTGGATGGGGCCACGCGCCAGGTGAGGCACGTCTTCGGGCATGGTCTTGGTCAGCTTGGCCTCCAGCACGCCTGGGCCATCGAGCACAATAGAATCCTGGCCAACCACAAAAATGCCCTTGTCGGGGTCGGTGGTGATCTCCTGGCCGGTGCCATTGCCAACGCCGTCCAGACTGCACGACAGCGCAACGCTGCTGTGGGTGTATGCCTGGTTGATCTCGGTGTTAAATTCGGTGATGCCCAGGCGCTTGGCTGCCTCGATCAGGATCACCGGCTCCAGGGTGTTGCCCCAGCCCATGGCTTCGTTGCCAATGTCGGGGCGCTCTTTGCCGTCGATGGCGTTGATCGAGAACTGCAGCTCATCATTGGGCGTGCTGTACTTGCTAAAGCCCATCAGCCCCGGCAATCTGCTGGCGCTCATTGACTTGTCATCGGTTAATTTTCCGGCCATGGTTTACTCCTTTGTTGTTGCAAGAGAATACACGCGCACAATCCGCGCATGTGCTTGAGGATGGACAGCTTCAGTGAAGCCGACCGTTGTAAATTGTTTGGTTCTAAATACGGCGCCAAGCACCGATGGATGTACGCCTGATGGCACTTCGATGAATTGCCTGATGTCATTGATGGACACCTGGCCCTGCTGCTTGCACAGAACCACGGCCAGCGCCCGGCACCGTTCTAAGAACTGGTGATCACGCTGCTCAAAAATATCGAGCTGGCGCTGCTTTATGTCGCGACCAATTGCCTTCATGATTGAATCTTTTCAACCTGTTTGGCCATCAACCAATTGTCACCAAGCCGGCGAACAGATCGCACCCATTGGAGCTGGTACGAGCGGATTACGGCAGGCGGTGCATCGTAACCGGCAAAGATGCGGCGAACGTGAGTCAGGAATCTGGTATTCATGATCAGCCCCTCCATGCCAACAAAACACCCCAGCCACCAAAGACCAGGAACGTGCCCACAACGTAGGCTGCATCGATTAGTTTTTCTTTCATGCTTCTCTCCTTAATTAAGCTCTTGCGAGCAAGTTGGAAACCTGGCTTGCGTGCCAGACTGTGCCGCCCCTGGCGGTTTCAATGCCACGAGCTGACAGCTCATTGGCAATGTCTCTGAGGGTGGCTGCACCCAGGCGTGCCTGGATGTCGCGCACCATTGGCAGCATGCGTGCTGCATAGGCGTCTGCCTTGGTCTTAATGCTGGCCACACCAGCTGCGCTGCCAACTTCTGGCGTTGGGCAACCCAAGCGTGTGCCACGGGCCTTGGCTTGTGCCAAAGCAGCCTTTGTGCGTTCGCTGATCTTGCGTGCTTCCCACTCAGCAAACACTGCAGACATTTGCAAAAACGTGCGGTCAGCTTCTGGCATGTCAGCGCACACGAATGGCACGCCAGACTCCAAAAGGCCAGAGATAAAGTGGACATTACGAGCAAGGCGATCGAGCTTGGCAATCACAAGGACTGCCTTTGTACGCTTGGCCAGGCTCATGGCTTGAGCCAGCTCTGTGCGGTCGGTCTTGCGGCCAGACTCGATCTCTGTGAACTCAGCAACCAGCTCCTGGTCACCGATGTATTGGGCGACAGCCTGGCGCTGTGCATCAAGGCCAAGACCTGACTGGCCCTGGCGGTCTGTTGACACTCGGAAGTAAGCTACAAATTTGATCATGTTGAACTCCTTGCACGTCATCTGTGCGTTGAACATGGAAGGATTATAAACACAAAGCGATATCGGTGTACAACCCCCAAAAGGTGACTATTTTCTAAGGACTTACCCTAATT